GCCTTGATCATAATTCAGAAGAATCTGACTTATAGTCGGTACAGCACCATTCGGTTGACGGTCATAAATAACCATTATGCGAGCCATGTCATAGCTAGCATTTACAGTGCCAGTCGGTTTAATTAAACCGGTTAAGTGTAGCGACTTCATCTCAATTCGTCGTCCAATCCGTTGGTTGAATCCAGAGCCAGATCTAATCAAATTTACCACATTTAAAGTACCAGTTGTGTTGATAGCTTGGGTGATTGTAGACTGCCCATTCATGTTGTCTACCATCTTGATTTCCGGACGCCCATTACGGGGAGCCGGTGTTAGTATACGGTTGTACCGTAAAGCATTTCTTGTCGACGCTGCGCCACGAAAAGCACGACGCTGCATAGCACGAGCAGCTTTTTGTCGGTTCTTGGAGGCTTTCTTAGCATAACCACTACGTTTATACGCCATAGTAAAATGAAATATGAACATATTCATTAGTTAGACAATGTAGTTGCCGTACTGATCGCGTCGGAGTACCTCCGCTGCACGCACAAATTGTGGGTCAGGTTCAGGCAAAAGTTCTTCGATATTCGGGGGAGAGTCATTCGGAGGAAAGACAAAGTCGAAGTCCGTAGACGGTCTTCCAGGTTGGTTACCCAATGAGGTTCGTTCAATCACTTGATACCGTCGTTCTATTGGTTCGACGGTTTGTGCATCTTGCCAGATTTCGCGAGGATGATAATTCGAAGTCACGATTATCTTCTCCGGGCGGGCCATCATTTGTCCGCCTTTAATTTGAGCAGGGAAGGCATAGTGGTCACCCCATACCTTCAGATAATATCCCATCTTGACGTGATATTTGTCGAGGTCATCAATAATGACAACCTTTTCTCCATTGTAGCCATCCCACCATTGAGTCGAGGCATCCTTGATGTATGCATCGGGGTATCGTTCGCGAGCGCTTCTCGATTTACCAGTTCCAGTGGGTCCATATATCCATTCATTCGATAGTCCATCCAAAAGTCTCGGACATTTGTAGTGGGAACGCAACTTACGTTCGTTCATTAGCCATAGGTATGGTTCGTTGTCGGCGAGCCAGTTCCAGTCACCAGTATACGACTTATCCAAGACTTCACGCCAGCGTTTCTTGGAGTCGACCTTTTCCTTTGGTTTCGTTGGGGGAGTACCTTTTTCAAAGAAGTCACCATCCTTTTTACAATACTCGGCGGCTTGCCAGGCTTTAGCCTTTCGCTTCTCGAGGTGAATTGTTGGCATTCCCAATAGCTCCTTAAGAGTTCGCATTCGTTTTCGACTTCCGTCGGAGAGTTCAAGATATCCTTGTAGATGGGGAGTTCCAGCGGCACCAACTTCTCGTCCATAGACCAAGTAGTGACAATCAAACGCTTGCAGGGCGGTTTCATCATTCGGGCCATAGTTGTTTAGAGTGAAGCACCAGTAGGCAGATCCAGTTTGAGCCATCGATCGAATTCGATAATGAACTCAAGTATATTTTATTTTTATGTTTGCGCATTCTACCACGGAAGGAACTTCCATAGTAGTCATCATTAATATGATTGGTGGAAAATTTTTCTTATGACAAATTTTATTGGTGGATTATTTGTTTACGCTACACGTCTTCATAGTATAAACGGACGTTCGATCCGGTTATACGGTTCATGCCAGTTGACGGTTCACTTGAGTTCACCATATAATACAAAGCACCAGTTGTTATAGCAGCAGATCTCGGGTTGGACATATCACCCGAAGCCTCTTGGTACACAGTGGGTAAACCCAATGGTATTTCCAAGTCGATGATTGTTGGGGGATAATAACCAACCGCACCGTATTGGTATCCCATGAAATGTTTGTTGTAAAATACGACGAATCTATCTCGATTCTTTCGGTTTATTTCGTACGACTCAACACCCTGCGATGTACTTGTCGTACCATCAGCATAGCAACTCTCAAACACATCCGACCATGTCGGTAGCGTCACATACGTTGAGAGGTTATCCGGGAGCACGGGCTGTTTGTCATATACTATCGCCAAACGAAAATTGCGATGGTAATCACAATTCGGGTTATCGGGTTTTATCGTGATTCGGTTTAACCAAACCTCACCACCAACCCTTTGATATTCCTTCGTTCCTTGGTTTATCCAGTTTAGCAGTCTTATCGAGAGATATCCCGCAGTTGACGCAATCACATCAACACATTTGAGGTCTTCCATCTCATCCATGTCTTCATCCAATTCCGTGTCGGCCATTGACATGACCTCGTCTTCATATTCTTGACATTCGTAGTAGGGCATAATTCTCATTATGGCACTACCCAGATAAGCTAGGGTGTGCAGGAGTTGGTACCATCTGTTGTTACAGTTATGATACGTGCACAGTCATACTTTAATCAAGATTAAATGCTGTGCACAAAAGTGAGGGTCTAGGTAATACTTTGCTAGACCCTCTCACACCATTTCATCGTGTGACCCTTTTGTTTTAGTGTTATTCCTATTTAGTGTTTCCGACTCAGTGTTTCGTGAATAGTTGTTTCTTAGTGTAGGACGCGTGCGCCAGCCTACCTCCGCTTCGCTGCGGTGGCCGTGCACCGCTACCGGCTTCGCCGGGTCCTCGGGGTGGCGGCCGCGTCTATCGCCCGACCTCCGCTTCGCTTCGGTGGTCTCTGCACGACCTTCCCGTTCGGCCGGTTTTCATATCGTCATTGTCGGCAATGTTGCCGAGGCCGGGTTCTTAACTAACGTTATCTAATACTTTGTACGCTTTTTATTTTTTTTCTTTTATTAGTTCTTTTATCACTGGAATTATTTTTCCAGTTCAATACTAATTTACATATACATGCAAAATATTTTATTATGAACCTAGTTATCTTGGTAGCGCAAGCGCCATGAACAAGTAAAGGTCCATGCTTCAGCAGCAGCAGCAAAGGATCCCAGAGAAAGGACATATAGAGCACCAGAGGCGATATCGCCTATAGCAGCCACAGTAGAATCTTGTCCATACTGTGTTCGTAGTCCAGCCAGATTAATATACCTATTAATCAAAAATGTTTTGTTGGGTCCATCACCAGCGCCAGTTAGGCCAGTGGTTGTTGCATACGAGGGCAAAGCCAATCGTTCATCCATTAAGACCATGAATCGTTCCCGTTGATCGGGATTTGTATGAGCCAATGCGTTTGTAGAGGTTGCATTGCCTTGATCATAATTCAGAAGAATCTGACTTATAGTCGGTACAGCACCATTCGGTTGACGGTCATAAATAACCATTATGCGAGCCATGTCATAGCTAGCATTTACAGTGCCAGTCGGTTTA